TGTCCTTGCGGTCTTCATAGAGAAGCGTGATGGCCTTGATGGTGTTCTCATCCGAAACGGCTGTGATGCCGTTTGCTTCCTTGACTCGCTGAATCCCGTGTGCGAATCCCCTTGCCGAGTCAATGCGTTGGAAGTCTGTGGGTTGTCGCCCGTAGCCGACATAAGCCTCACGAAGTTCATCGGGCGTTTCAAAGGTCATGCAGTCCTTCAAGGCAACGAAGAAGACGAAGGCGTGAGAATCGCCCGTGAAGTCCATCCAAACCGTTCCTTGACGGCTTCGGGTCTTGCCGAACTTGATGCCTTCAATTTTCAAGTCTTCGGGCATCTCGTCAAGAGTCATTGAATCGCCCTTGACCTGTCCACAGACCTGCATGGATAGGTGGATAACTGCGTATTGCTGGATTTTTCCATCAACCATGCGGAACTGAAAGTCGTGCGTGGTGTAAAAGGGGAGGCTGGTGGGCTTGTCCACTTGCTTGTCCTCGTATGTGATGTTGGTGAATGGGTGCTTGACCCAGCGGAACGCATCTGCTTCGGCAACCTGTCGCCCGATGGTGTTGGATTCTTCTTGGACAAAGGAAACGGCCTTGCCGATAGCGACTTTCAGTTCGCGCTCGGTCATCGGGGTCGTGAACTCAACGATGTGAGTGTGTCGGGTCATGGTGAGTGCTACGCATAGGGGGTATATCAATGCTTCGCAATATCAACATGATGAGCAAGGAATCAGCACACGATGACGAAGCCGTTGCTTGCGTATTGGACTACACCAGCACCTTCGTGGCGGTCGGCTACAACCTTAGCCACATCGTAAGAACCAACAACGCACATGACTGCCTCGCCATAGATGCCGTCTTTGAACTTTGAAACGATGAACGACTGAACTCCGAACTTATCGGTGATGAACGAGCCATTGACTTCAATATCACACTCAAACTCAACCTGTTCCATGATGTCCGACCAAGCCATCTCCTTGACTTCTTGAATCGTCATTGAACGCTGTTCGTTTTCGGGGAACGCGATTGCATCCACCATCTCGTCAGCATTGAACCACTTGATAGGGCATTGGTCGGCCATGATGATTGGGAAGTGAAGGGGGTATATCAATGCTTCGCAATATCAACATGATGAGCAAGGGGTTTCGGAATCCACCCCACATCAGCGTGGTCGTTTGGTTTTGGGTGGCTACGGGGCTCTATGCGTTGGCTCACAGCGTTCCCAGCATCACTCTTCCCAGCGAACCTCAACGGACACATCAATGCGATAGCCGATGCAATTGTCATCGTTATTCCCACCGAAGTCGCAGTCGGGCTCGGAGATGGTCATGGGTTTGGAGAGTTCAGTCCTTCGGATGATGATGTAGTGATAGTCGTCAATCCCATCGGGCGCGTACGCCAGCGTTCCGTTGTTGAGAGCGAGTTTGAGTTTTTGGAACAGACTCCACACGCCTGTGCGGGTCGGTGCGAATAGGGTGATTTGGAGGAACTGCCGTGAGGTCATGGCGACCTGCGTTCCGAGCCCAAAGTGAGCCATCTCCGATTCGCCATAGATGTGCTGAATCGCGATTTGGAATGTCTTCTGCTTCTTGGCCTTGAGCCAACCCGAATTGACCGCTGGAGTCCAAGAGCCATCGGGTGAATCCATATTGGCTTCAATAAAATCCTTGAGCATCGTGTGAGGGTCTTTGTCGGGAACGCCCCTGTCGGTCTTCGCCACTCAATCACCCCGTTCTCCAAACCACACCATCCGTGATGTGCGTTCCGAACACAGCGACATCAAGACTGCGATGACGCTTGACGAGTTCCAGCATCTCCTTGACTTCCGAATCGGTGGACTTGAGCAAAGGAATCCACATCTCCTTGAGCCTGTCGGGACAGTTTTCGTCAGTCAATGCACTTCGGATTGCTGAACGACCAGCCATCATGACGGTCGCCATTTTGACTTCTGCGGGTATTGACCCCAATACGACTCCTGTGGTGTATGTGATTTTGACTCGTTGTTTCAGCGTTTCTGTGAACGGATAGTGGAACGACACGATTCCAGCATCACCGTCTTCCAAATACGCATGGTCAGTTCCTCTTGCTCGCCCAATGGTGAGTGCGGTGAGCGACCCTTCGCCATCAGCCTCTTCCACAGATGTCAAGGAAGCGACAGGTCTTTTGGATAAAGTCAAGTGTTGGAGGCCGTATGACACATCAAACCACTCAACCACACTCTCCGTTGAAGCAAATTGTCGGAGGGCATACGCATCCACGATGCGAGAGGCGTTGGTGATGAACCCTTCAATTGCCGTGTCATCTGCACCAAAGGAATCGCCCGATGCAATCCCGATGTAGTTTCGGACTTCTGCGACTGTGCAATAGTCTTCTGCCGTCATGAGATGAACATTCCCGAAGCGGTTTATCAGCCATTCCGAGAGGGTGTGTGAGGGTCAAGCCCTCAAAGCCTCACGGCACTTGCCTGTGTTCGCATCAGCGGTCAGCGTTCAGCCTCAAACGGTGTCAATTCCGTTCAAGAGGCAGATTGCGTCGCTGTATCGGATTCCGAAGGCGATGTCTTGGCGAGGAATCAACACGAATCGGTCGCGTTGAGGCTCGTCTTCAAAGCCCATGCTGAATCGGCGTTCCGCTTGCGTTGGGTTGCCGATGAGTGGGGAACGAATGTGGGTCAAGATGGCTTGGGTCTGCGTGGTCGTTGAACCGTCATACACACCAGCGTAGTTCAAGTTCGTTGGGATGACACCCGTTCCGAAGACACGGACACCGTAGATTCGGCCAATCTCACCCGACAGGATGGTTGCACCAGCACCGTATTTGTCCACCGTCTGCAATTCGGTGATGCCGAGCAATTGAACCTCAAGGTTGCGAGGAACGATGAGGGCAAGGTCATCACGGTTGTCAGCATACACTCCGAGAGTGGCGATGGCTTGACGAAGGTGGGACAGGGCGAAAGTTCCGCTGACGCTGACTGCGGTGGCGGAGGCCGACTTGCGAAGGCCATCCATCTCAAGCAGGTAGTCGTTGTTGGTTGCGTTCACGCCTGTTGGGTTGGTGGATGCGTTGTAAGCACCCATGATGTTGTCAGCGTATGACGAACCCGTTTCGGTGTCCCCGTTAATCATCAAGTTCGCTTCGTTGTATGCGAGGCGAGAGGCGATGTCATCACGGAGAACGGTGAGAAGACCTTCCACACCGTACGCGATGAGGTAGTTCCCGATTGGGACATTCGCAATCATCGTCTTCAAGGTGAGGGTGATTTCAGTCGTTGCTTGGCGGGACTCGGTTGCTTCCGTTCCCGACTCAACAGCCGAAAGGGTGTGAGCGTGGAAGTTCACGCTTCCCGACAGTTTTGGGACATTCACGGTGCGAGTGGACATCGGCATCGCTGGGAACAGACTTCGCATGAAGTTCTGCTCATACACGATTTGGATGATTTCATCGCTGGTTTCTGTTGGGAAGAAGGTTGAACCCGTTGATGAACCTGCACCACCGAGAGCATCCTTCACTCTTGCTACGACTTCGTTGAACTCAAAGTTATCCATTTTTCTTCACTTCCTTGTTTTGTCTTCCGAATCATCGGTGGACTGTGATTATGCACCCCTCTTGCTAATCAATTGCTGTTCCAGCCACACAGCAAGGCCGTTCATGCCTTTGCTGACATTTGGCTGTGGGTCATGGCGGGTGATGTCTTCCTTGACCACAGGTGAAAGGGATTTGGGGTCAGCGGTCTTCACGACTGCTGGGGAATCGCCAATGCGTTCTGCGATTCGCTTGCTGACTTCTGCCTCAATCTCGGCTTCCTTAGCCATCTCTTCTGCCTTTGCCTTGAACTCGGCAAGTTCAGCGTCTTTGGCTTCAAGTTCAGCCTTGAGGGATGCGACTTCATCGGAGAGGTCTTCAACGACCATTTTCTCTTCCAAGCCAGCGATTCGTGCGTCAATTCCAGCGAGGGTCTTGACGACTTCAATGAGAATGTCGTTGGTGGAAGGCTCGTCTGCCTCCTTGACCACGACTTCTTCCTCAAAGGATTCTTCTTCGGTTGCTTCTGCGACTTCTTCAACGACTTCCTCGCTGACAGCCTCTTCAAGCACAGGTTCTTCGGAGGCTTCTTCCTCCGTCTTGACAACGACTTCTTCTGCTTCCTTCTCGGATGCGATGATTTCTTCTTGGGTCATTTCGTTCCCTCGTTGCCCAGCAGGTTGAGCGAGAGGGGTATTAAGCGTATCGGGCTCAATACCCTTGCTCTCAAGGGCTTCAACATAGGCTTCCAAGAGTTCTAAACGGCCAACCAAGTCGCTGTCAAATGTTCCAACAGGTGAAATCTCTTCGGATTCCTCCACTTCCTCCGCTTCTTCCTCCAAGTCGGATTTTTCGGATTGACAGCCACAGCCATCGTGAGCCTTCACTTCCGTATCGGAGTCAATCACGGAGTTCTCCTGTGCTGGCGATTCCGCTGGGGCTTCTTCGCTGGCTGGCTTCTCAAACAGAATCGCGATTCGGTCGCCCATGTCTTCGTAGCCAATGATGTGCTTCTCCACGCTGAACAAAGCGTTGGGGCTGGCTGGAACATCAACAACGCTGGTTTCAAGCCACTCAATCTCGGTGAATCGCACATAACATGAGTCCTCATCCTTGCACTCCTTAACCGCCGCGCGGGCTATGAAACCGATTGAAAACGCTCGCAGAAGACCCTTCCGAATCTTCCTCACGATGTCCTTCTCGCCACCGTCAATGATGGCTCGCCCGAAGGGGACTTCTTCATCCATCCCATCCATTTTTTCCATGCTGACATCAACCATACGACCGATGACACCATTGGTCTTGGAGTGGTTATACAGGATGACGGGGTTCTGCCGATATTTGTCCCATGCGTTCATGATTGCACCCATATCAACGAGTTCTCCATGCCTGTCCAGCATGGCTTCGTTGCCGACATACACAGCACCACGAATCATGACATCATCATCAGCCATCTCGTATTCGCCCGTGTCCATTGGCTCGTCATGGGCTTGCTTCATGACCGTGAACGGAGTGTTCACACGAATCTCCACTTGATATTCCTTGACCTCGCCCGACTTGCTGGCGAAGTCCTCTTCGGACTCAATGTAGCGAGCGTTGAGAACCTTGTCCATGCCCCCCTCCTTGAGCGAAGGGGTTTATGACGAAAGCGGTTCACTCTTGGTTCAAGGTGCTGACGACCTTTCGGAGAAGTGAAACGACTTCTTCGGGGGTCATGCCTTCCATCACGGACATCATCGTGTCTGCGAGAGTGGTTGGTTCGGGCGTTTCAACAGCAATCTCCTGTTGGCGACGAATGCGGTGAAGACGGGCTTCTCCAGCGAGTCGGTTCATCACATCGGCGGGGGTTTCTCTAATCCATGCTTTGTTGGGCATGGTTGGTCGTAGTCGCATCCCCTATATCAATGGTTCGGTGAATATCAATGGTTTTGGTCAGAATCTCCGTTCTTCTCCCTGTCCCGAAGGCGTTTCTTCTCATCGGAGATGACTTTTCGCATGAACGACAGCCCACGACTGCCGACCATGAGCCACTTGATTTGAGCCACGACTCCAGCGAGTCGGAAGTCTTTGTAGTGCCGAGCAGACCAAGCCTCACGCAGACGCACAGCCTTCTCATCTGTTGGGGTCTTGACTTCGCCCATCTGTTCGTGAACCTTCTTCAATCGTTGAAATTGAGTGTTGCCGAGAATGTTGCCTCCACGCCTCCAAATCATCGGCCATTCAGTTCGCAGTTTTTCGGCTTCGGCCAGCGGGAATTGGTCGTATTGCGAGTTTCGCAGACTCACCTTTTTGTCATCACCGCGCTTCGGAAAATTGGTCTTCGGTGCTTTGGTTATTGAATCCAATACCGATTCTTCCACAGGAAGTTCGGGTTCGTCATCCACGCTCTTGGAGGATTGGGGATGACCTTTGGGCAACAGGTCGGTGTCGTGCTTGCCTCCACGAAAGCGACCATTCCTCAACGCGTACAGGAACGAGTTCACTCTTGCGTATGCCCATTGTTCCGCGCTGGACACGGTTGGTCGCACCGATTGAGGATTCGTTTGATACGCGCCCACACCGCGTTCAAACACGGCTACGAGGGTGCGTGTAGTGGTTTTCTTGGATGATGCGTTGTTCACCTTCTCGTTATGGTCTTCTGCCTTCTGCTTGAGCGTCTTTCGCACTCCAGCCGACACCGCTTTGGTTTCGGGCTCGGAGATGATGCGAAGCATGGCGACACGCACAGGGGCGTTCCTGTCGCTTCTGCTGAATGTGCCGTCTTCGTTGTTCACATAGATGCGAACATTCGCGACCGCGTTCTCGGTGCTGGCTTCAATGGTTTCTTGACCGCCCGATGCCGACACCACAGCAACGCGCCCCGATGTGATAACGGACAGCACTTGACCGACATAGCGACCCTTCTCGGTTGTCCACGATACGAATTGCCCCTTGTCCACGCTGTCAGCCATTGTCAATCATCTCCTGTGCTTCGGGGTATTGAATCATGTTCATCGCCTTCGGCATTCCGTGTGCAATCCAGCACTTGCGACAAAATCCATGTGGGAACACTTCGTCAGCAAAATAGCAACAGCCTCGCCAAATCCATCCATTCATTCACCCACCTTGATTGTTCCCATGATGTTGAAAACAGCCCCACCGAAGACTCGTTGGGCAGACTTGCCCATGCCCTTCGCGATGGCTTTTTTGTTTCGTTCCAACGCTGGTCGCAAGAACGGTTGGGGGCGCGTACGCATTGTCCCAAACTCAACATACGAAGCGTAGTCCACGCCTGTTCCAGCACCACCGAACTCAATCGCCCTGCGGTATTTGTTGATTCGCCTCACACGACCCGAAGCACGAAGCGCGCCCGTCAGCACAGGGGCTCGTTTAACCGCATCTGTGAGAATGAGATGTGCGAGCCTGTCAAGTTCTCGCGTGGTCTTGGAATCAACGATGGATGGTTTGGTTCGTTGCCTCCACCATGCACTTGCTTTGAGGAACGGGTTGTCATCGGGTTTCATTCCGAGCCCTCCACATCGGGAACGAGAATCGTATCGGAGTCAATAGGCTCTTTGTCGCCAGCATACGCAACGAATGTGCATCGGCAATTCGGGTGTGCTGGAACAACACTTCGCGATTCAGCGATTGGGTAAATGGCGTTCTCAAAGGGCGCGCACAAATCACGGTCGGTTCGTTCATCAACGACCACGATTCGCTCAACCTTTTGGAAGCCAGCCTTCCTCAAGCCCGATAGGTGAGCGTTCTCCACGACCCTTCGGGTTTCGGTTCGGGCGATGCGTTCATACCAATATGCTGGGTATCGCGACCCCGTTGGGTCAATCAAAGAACGCATCTCCGTCTTCGCCCATCGCCAAGACTGCCCTTGACCCACCATAGCCTCAAAGACACCGAGCAGGGCGTTCCTGTGAGCCCCCAGCGTGTTTCTTAAGGCAGGGAGTGTCCAGCGACCATTCCAATAAGCGATGGCCGAGAGGTCGTCTGCGTTGAGTGCAACATCAATCGCAGTTCCACCCAGCGTCAGTTCCAGCGACTCGCCAAACGAATCGGTCAAAACCGCTGTCGCCATCAAGTTTTGACGACCAATCGTGTCAGCGATTCGGGTGTCAATCTCAACGATGGCTGATTCAATTTGATTGAGGTCAATATCCGCCTTGCGTCTGTATGCTCGCACCGACTTCAAATCCACATTCGGCATCTGCACCGCTTCATCTCCGTCTGCGAACATTTTGTCAAGGGCATCCAAGACATCAACGGCGAACTGACTTTGAAGGTCGGTGAATTGAGCGAGAAGTTCCAGCGAGTTCGTGGTGATGAGAGCCTCGTATTCATCGTTCTGCTTCATTCTCCGATTCGCCATGAGCCCCGTTGTGTTGCTATTGAGTTCAATATCAACAGGAACGGTGCATGGAGGAATCCCGCCAAGTTTCGCACCTTCGTTGTCGGGTGCTTCGGGTGGGGGGAACAATTCAGCAAGAGATGGAGGTGTCAATGGAGATGAGTCATTGGAATCCGCCGTTTCCTCGCCACCGCCATTGACCTTGCCTTTGTTGATGGATAACTTGGGCGACAGGAACATCGGGTCGTCTGCGTCAGCCAAGTCAAGTCGCTCAAGACCCAAGAAGTTCCGAGCCTCGTTGATGGAGATGACACCTTCCTGTCGGAGATTGGAGATTGCCTGTGCTTGACGCGATTGCGTTTCGGCTATCTCATTGTCCCGCTTTGGTCGGATGGACACGAACTTGAAGACCCAATCGGTGATGTCCAATAGGGGAAGAATACGGTTGTTAATGAGCGATTCAATTCGGTTATGGAAGGATTCAATGACATCATACCACGCATCCAATTGCTGTTCGGGGTTGGACATCTTCCCCGTCTGCACCCAGCCCAATTTCATGGGTGGGATGCCGAAGACCGCACAGATTTCCTCGCGATAATAGTGAATCAAGTCCAATTGCGCGCCTTCCCTCGTTGAGTCCAACAGTTTGTGCATATTGAACCCCGTTCCTCCGTTCACAGCGACCAAACCGAAGGGCGACTTGCCTCCAGCCAATTGCTGTTCAAGGAGTGAGAGCATCGCTTTCATCTCGCCATTGGAGATGTCCCCGACATTGAGGATGGTCTTGGGAAGCGTTCCCGTATAGAGTTCGTTGAGATAATTTGACAGGTTGAGATGCCCAGCAATCACATTCAGCAGGGGAACGATGGGCGATGTGCCGTATGCTCGGCCATGCTTGAACTTGGACACATGGAGGATTTTGCTGGATGAGAACTCACGCTTCAAGCCGTCAATTTTCTGCACATACGCCATCGCTGGTGGGGCTGGGCGTTTGTTCGCTGGAAGCAGTTTCATCGTTTCGGTGGGAATGTTCCATATTGACACCAATTCGCCACCGTATGTCCACTTCGTTCCGTCATCGCTCATCTGTTTGTCTTCCGAGCCGTCAAGTTCCAAATAGGCATCACCGAACAATTGGAGGTCATAGATGAGGGATTCAAGCCACTCATCCCCGTTGTCATCGGGGTTGGGGGCTCGGAAGAACTCACGCACCCTCGCCAATTGACCAGCATCTCCTTCCTCCTTCCCATCGGGCAGAACAAACTCGTAGCCGTTGCCCAGCGTGTCATCAACGGTTCTGCGGAGAATCGCATTGACCACCTCGTTCTTGAGCGAGATTTCACGAATCAAGTCCATGTCGCCAATCGGTTCAAAGCCGTTCACGCTCTTGCCCGTCTTCGTGGAATTGCCGATTCGGGACATTGATGCGAGCGTCTTCCCATCCCAGCGGAACTCCGATTCGGGCTGGTTGAACATCTCGGTCATGCGGTTAGCGTCTTCGGGCGAACCTCGCCTTCGCCAAAATGGAAAACGGCTACGCCTCTCCGACATGAATGTTCGTTGGGCTGTGCCGTTTTTAACGATGTTGAGGCAACAGCCGACCGAAACCACCGTATTGCCCAAAGGCATTGGGGTGGGACTGCGAAACCAACCCCCATCCAACCTTTTCGGGATTGGCGGGCTATGAACCTCCTTCCTCTCCATCCAAGCGGTTAAGAACGACATGACTCGTTTTCCCACTACGCTCTTGAATTGACTTTGAGTGTATGTTTGGGCGGTTGGGAGGAAACACAACATCGGGCTGGGGCGAACCTTCCCAGCACTAATATCACCTTAGCCTTGCCTTACGAGCCTTTACCTTCGCAAGCAGGTTCACGGGGTATCTCTCCCCGCCCTTACACTTGGTCAGCCACAGCCACACTCTTGAGGGAGTCGGGTTTCCCCGACCGATTGAGCCGATGACACACGACAGGGAGGCAAGGGGATTCTTACCGTATGCCCAAGAAGTGTGGAGGGACTCACCGAAGCGAGTGTCGCATCAAAACATTGGGGTCGGGCAGGGCTAACATTCAACCTGTATCGTATGGGATGAGAGCGTTGTCCCTGTCTGCAAGGTGCGTTGCACCTGTCTGCTAAGGGGCGTTGCTCGCCATCCTGTGTTTCCAATTCACCCCCCGACTCGCATCGGGAGGTATCGCTTCGGTCGGGGTTGTTGCCCCAACAATCCATGACAGCAGGTGGGGGTATATCAATGCTTCGGTCTATCAAGATGATTTTCCCACCAATTTGGTGATTTTCGTGCTGGCGGGGTGTCCGAGATGGTGTATTCATCGGGCGTTTCGTTGAACGGGACTTCAAACATTCGTGGTTCGGGGTCAAGTGTTCCTTTGTGTAGTTCCCGTTTGCACTTGGGTCGTTTAGCGACTGTCCAGCGTTGATGTTTGCACACGGGACACTCAACGAACTTGCGAGGCATGAACCGTCAATGTGCGGTTGGGTTTCAAAGCGTTTCCATTCCTATCGGTGCGCCGATGGTGAATGATATTGAAATCAATAAGACCATGAGCATCTTCCGACCGAACTTGCTGGAGAACACACGAATGTTGTCCATCATTGGCTTGACTTCGGCCAAGTCTTCCTTGATTTCAGCGATGTCCCGCTTCATCATTTGGAGGTCAGCATCCACATGAGCCAAGTGGTTGTCCTTGAGCGTAGTGAGGTCGCGATGGATGGCTTGAACCCAAGCGAGCGTTGGGTCTTTCTCGGTCATGCTCATTCCTCCGATTCGGATGGGTCGTCTTCCAAAGCACAGTCTTGATGCTGTCCATCAATACGACCCGTCAGTTCGTGGCGAGCCTTCTCAATAGCGAGAACTTGAGCGTGTTCTTGGTCTTTGATAGCCAGCATACGCTTGTGTTCAGCCTGTGCGATTCCTTGCTCAATCGCCGCGCGGATTTGGTCGGGTTGCATTTGAATCTCGTTGCCTTGCTCGGTCTTCCACAGTTCCACGATGGAATTGAGAATCAGCATGGCTGGCGTGGCGATGATGGCGAGCAACAGACCGTATTCTTCAACACGGTCAAGCACAGCGTCATCACGAAGTCCGTTCCAAATGACCAAGCAAGCGAAAGCAACCCAGCACAGAACCACAGGGACACCGACTATCAACATCAAGCGGTCGTTGAACGAGTTCCCCCTGCGAGCAGGGGCAAGCGGGTCTGTCATGCGAGCCATGTGATGAATCACTCCGTCTTCTCGGATTCTTCCACGATGTCTTCAACGGCTTCCTTGACTTCTTCTGCTTTGTCAAGGAGGGCTTTGCCTTCCTCAAGCACTTCGTCAAGGGTGATTTTGCCGTCAGCCATGACACGCTTGTAGCGTTCAAACAGCCAAAGGGCTGTTGGGACTGCGACTGCCGTGAGAATGAGCAAGAGCGTGGAGGCTTCCATGCCTCAACCATCACAAAGGGGGTTTATCACAGAACCGCTTTTTCACTCAAAGAGCGAGGGTTTTCTCGGTGGAAGCGGGTCAGCAACATCGGGGTCGTCAATCGCCCTGCGTGGAGGTTGCCCAACGAAGTCTTCGTATCGCCCGATATGAACTCGGTGTACGCGTCGCCCATTCATGAGCATATTGCCTTCGGTGCAATTGCACACGAAGTCCCTGTTCCAGCACCCGACCGCCGAAGCGAATCGGGGGTATTTTTCGCAATCCTCGCATCGCTTGTGAAGCGTTGCGACCTTTTCCTGTTTTTCTTCCATGTTATCACCATGTCAGCGGGTCATACCCGCTTCACCATGTCCCAAATCATGTCAGCATATAAATATATTGATATGCAAAAATGGTGAGATAAACAAACATTGATAAACTTGAACTTCGTGGTGTATCAAACTCCGAAGGTTCGCATGGTCGGAAGCCCACCATCGTCATTCATCTCATGGGCAAGCCTCGCATACAGGAGAGCGTGGAGAGCGTGGTCATCGCCATCGCGACCGTATTTGGTCAATTGCTGTCCACGAATCTGCCGACCCGACCGCATATCTGCTTCGGCTGACGAATTGATTGCACAGAACTCATCCAGCACCCACTCCAGCCTTCTGTCCTTGAAAGGCAAGCGAATCTCACCGTTCTTGATTGCCTCAATCGTTTGCTCAAGGTATGTGGTTCTGTCCACGACAGCCATGAAAATGAGGTTGCGATTGGAGTCCCGTTTCTTATATTCAAACGGAGTCATCGGTCGGCTCGCATAATAGCACGACTTCACACGCTCTCCGAACTCACGCTGGAGTTCACGGACTTGCCTCGCACCGTAGCCGATGTCGCAGACCACTTGGACAGCGTTGTATCGGAGAATGATGTCCTTGATGATGGCGACTTCATCAAAGTCGTCTTCTCCACGCGATTCCACCTTCATGGCGTTGAGAATGTTGCCGTCTTTGTCCATGACCACGATGGTTGTCGCCAACCCCCAATCAATTCCGATGAACGATTCGCTGGGTGGAACGACTGAATCCACGATGTCCATATCGGGCTCAATAATCGTCAAGGCTTGGTCAAGAGTCAGCGGTTTGGCTGAACCCGAAAAGAACTCACCGAGAACCTCGTTCGCGAATCTGCGGGGCGTGTATGTGATTCGCTTTTGTTCAATGTCTTCGGTCGTGATGTCGGGGTGCATCAATTGGGTGATGTGATACCCGATGATGTTCGGGGCTTCTGCCTCTTTGTGAATCCACTTCTCGCCATCCCACTCGGCTTGCGTGGAGGTGTTCCACAGCCTCCAAAACTCCGAGCCTTGCTCACGGGCTGTCCCGCTGACGATGACCCATTTGTAGTCCGATTGAGCGAGCATCTCCATCAGCATCGGAAGCACATCGGGGTCGCTGTCTTGATATTCGTCAATGCAACACAGGTCAGCCTCAATCCCCAGCAGACCGTGAGCATCTCCCCAATTGGAATAGGCATAGAAGTGGTTCAGCGACCTTGCACCGACATCAAAGGTTTGGTGGCTCACAGATGACTTGACTCGTTGCTTCAACAGGCATCCGTTGTTCACGCTGGACATCATCGCACCGTTGAATCGTTCCTCAACGAATCGGCTCACTTGGGGCTGGCGGGGCGCGGTATAGACTGCGTTGAAATACGGGATATTGAGCAACGCGTACAGCAGAATGTTGCAGATGGTTTCGGTCTTCTCAACCTTCCGAGAACACTTCAACACGATGACCTTCGTGGCGGAGTTCTTGCTGGTGGCGGAGAAGTGGCGATACACTTCCTCAAGGTATGGGCGAGCATCCAAGCGGAACGCCTTCCCGTCAATCGTGCGAAAATACGAACTCCAGCGGTCGGGGAACAGGGCAATCTCCCTCGCCTGTTGCTGTGAGAGCCGTTGGAAGTCTTCCACCACGCACCACGCTGGTGTGCTGTGGTTTTTGAAGAATTGCCCACCAATCTCAAGACATTGGAATATCAATATGTTTATAGGATGTCAGCGCGTCTGCGTTGGACTTCCGACCCATCGGATGACATGGCGTTGGTCGCGAACTGAATCGCGAGTGCCGTCTTCCCAAATCACAGGTCGCTGATACACTTGCTTGCCTCTCTTCCAATTCGTGTGATTCTTGAAATAGAGGCTTATCGGGGCTGATAACCTGTTGAGAGCGTTGCGACCACGACCGTAGTTTCGCCCTTGCTGGTGTTCAGCCATGATGACATAGAGTTCCTTGACTGCGAGGCGGAACGAATCCCACTCCACGATTTGAACGCCCTGTTCCTCGTATGTTTGCAGAACACCAGCAACGGCTCGTTCCATGCTGTCCCAATCCAACCTTCTGTATGCACCCTTCGGCATCAAAACCACTCCTGTTGCTGTTTAAACCACGCTGGTGGCGAGGAATGAGTCCAAGAGGGTCTATGACCGTTCTTGAAGCGTTTGTCGTTGTAAAACGCCCTGTATGCTTCCACAGGGTCATCCGTCTTGAACTCGTCATCCATAGCGAGTGCAAATGGGGTCATGGCGGTTTGGGGAAGGTATTTGAGGCACTCGGCATAATTCCACTCTTGGAACGATTTCAAACAGGCGTATTTGGTGTCCATCCTCTCGTCTTTCATGATACAGATGGTGAGAGCGTGATTCACCAGCCAAAGCCAATTGACAACGCTCTCGCTCGCCCATTTGACGACAGGGTGGTGTTGGTGCGTCTTTTTGTATGGAGTCCCAGCCTTCGTGCGTGGAAGCAGTTCTTCGGGGCATCCGTTGAGGATGAGGGCTGTGGACAGGACTTGCATCCCTTCCAACCCCATTTTGTTGATGTGTTCATCGCACAGCGAGAGTGCAGACCGAATCGGACAGGGAGTGCCGTCATCATCGTATTCCAGCGGGTACGCGTTCATCCCATCAACCCCTTGCGTGTCAGCACGATGGGGGATGGAATCGGGGAGTCGTCAGCCATCGCCATGAGCATCATGGCGTGTTGTAGCATCACACGCTCGCAGATGGACTGCTTCGTGCTGTCTTCGTTGATGATGACCATTGGAATCATTGGACTTCCTCCACCACGCTGAATTGGTCTGCGAACTT